ATGCGGCAACGGGGGGGTCGCCGCACCCCCGGGGGGAGAGGCGGAGGGCGGGACTCCCAGGTGGGCCCCGCGCCCCGTAGCGCATAGATAAGTCCCCCAGCATTCACCTTCGAGGGGGTGTTTTTTTCAAGGAGTAGCCATGGCAAAAACAATACACATCGACTATGTGCCTACACCAAAGCAGGCACTTTTTCATGCTTCCCGGGCGAAAGAAATCTTGTACGGTGGTGCTGCCGGAGGCGGAAAGTCTAAGGCCATCGTGATGGACGCGTTTGCCCGGTGCATGCAGCATCCCGGGACGCACGCGTATATTTTTCGCAGAACATACCGTGAGCTTGAGGACACGATTATCACGGAAGCGCTCGCCTCGATCCCAAAGGAGATCGGGACGTACAATGTTGGGCGTCATGAAATGCGGCTCCCTGGCGATAGCGTGATCCATTTTCGGCATTGCGCGTCGGTCGCGAACATGTACGATTATTCGGGTGCAGAGATTCACTGGCTGTACTTGGACGAGCTGACAACCTTCGAGGAGCAAATCTACGACTTCTTAAAAACCAGGCTTCGCGCAAAGCAGTCGCTTGGGATAACGCCCGTTGTCCGGTGCGCATCAAACCCCGGAAATATCGGGCACGGCTGGGTAAAGCAAAAGTTCGTCGACGCAGGCCCGTATGGCGAGATTATTTGGCACGAATACGAAGACAGCGACGGGAAAAAGAAAAAATACTCCACACAGTACATTCCCGCCCTTGTGACTGATAACCCGCATATCAGCCTGGACTACAAGCGCGAGCTCGAAAAGAAACCGGAAGCCTTGCGGCGTGCCCTGCTAAACGGCGATTGGGATGCGTTTGAAGGCAAGGTGTTCATGGAGTTTGTGAACGACAAGGCCCATTACGAGGACGGGATCAAAACGCATGTGATCAATCCGTTTCTGATTCCGCCCACCTGGTCCCGGTACGTATCGTTCGACCATGGCTATAGCAGGCCGTTCTCGGTCGGTTGGTGGGCCGTCGCTCCGAACGGCAAAGCGTACCGCTACCGCGAGTGGTACGGCTGGAACGGGCGCACGAGGAACAAGGGAATCGAATTGTCGCCGACCGAGATCGCGAACGGCATTTTGGACCGCGAGGAGGACGAGCGGCGGGAAGGGATTTACTTTGATCGCATCGCCGACCCCGCCATCTTCGAGCGCTCGCGCGGGGACAGCATCGCCCAGCAGATGAGCGCGGTCGGGGTGACGTTCCGCAGGGGCGACCATGCCAGAATTGCAGGCAAGATGCTGTTGCATGACCGACTACGGTTCGACTCGGACGGTAGGCCGGGCCTGTACGTGTTCAGCACGTGCGACCAGTTCATTCAGACGGTTCCAAACTTGCCATACGATCAAAACAAGCCGGAGGATGTGGACACGGAGGCCGAAGACCACGTGTACGATGAGACGAGGTACTTCTTGATGGCCCGCTATTCGCCCGCACGCGTCGAGGTGGATACGCGGCCTGTGGAGATGTTCCCGTACGGGAGGATAGATTAAAATGCCTGAAAAACCGATGGGCGCACAACAAGCGGCTGAACCGTCCGGTTCGGAACAGCCGCTTTCTCAATCCGAAAAGGACTTGGTCACGGAGGCGTATGCCCGGCTCCAGATTTTTGGGGACGGGTGTCGCGAGATGCATAGCAGGGCGCGGGAAGCCCGGCGCATCGCGCTGCTTGACGATCCGCAGCAGGATTTGCCCGGGACGCCACCGGAGCAGCGCACGCTGCAATTGCAGACTCTCAAGTCTACGCTGAACAACTGCGTGGCCGACCAGATGGACAACCTGCCCGAGGCGGTCATGATGCCGGAAACGCCGGAAATGCAGAGCACGGCGGAGGACCTGACGGACATCGTGCGGTTCATCCTGGACCAGAACCACTTTGAAAACCTGCACAGGCGGCGCGTGGAGGACTGCTTCATCACGGGGACTTCGGTAACGCAGATCGCCTGGGACGAGGATATGGATTCAGGGCGCGGAAACGTGGCGCTGGTCCGTTGGCCCGTGGAGGCGTTCCTTTGGGACCCGGTGGCCGAGGACATTCAAGACGCCCGCGCCTTGATCAAGGTATCGTGGCATCCGCTGTCGTGGTACGCGGCACGGTACCCGGACAAGGCCAAGTATGTAGGCCCGGAGGAGTACGCGCACGACGGGGTGGGTGTGCCGGACGCCTGGGCAGACAAGCAGTTCGGGGACGAGGACCGAGCGATGCTTATGGAGTATTGGTATCGGCGGTACAACGCAAAGACGCGCCGGTACACAGTGAACGTCGCCTACATCGCGGGCAACGCGCTTCTGGAGCACGCGACGGACGTGTACGATCACGGCATGTACCCGTTCGTGCTGGACGTGTTCACACCCATCGAGGGGCTGCCCGTGGGCAACGGCATGGTGCACGAGTTTGCCCCCATGATGCGCTACATCAACCGGTATTATCACTACCTGGACGAGAGTATGCGCATGAGTTCCAAGGTGCGTTTGCTCGTTCGACGAACCGCCAAGATCGATAACGACGCCCTGACGGACTGGCAGAAGAACATCATTGAAGGGGAACAAATTGACGACGATGCGGTCCGGTGGTTCCAGTCTTCGCCCCTGACCGGCGCGGCAAGCGGTGTCGCCGTACAGTTCCAGATCGATATGAAGCAGGATTCCGGCCAGAATCAGTTCACGCGCGGGGAGACGGCGGGCGGCGTCACGGCTGCCAGCGCGATTGCGGCGTTGCAGGAGGCGGGCGGGAAGATAACGCGTCTTCGCACAAATGTGCTGAATGATGGCTTTCGCCGCATCGCGTATCAGGCAATGTGGCTGATTTCGCAGTTCTATACGGACGCGCAAACGCGACTGATTACTGGGAAAGACGGGAACCCACGCGTCGTGAACATGAATGCCGCGCATTTGTTTGGAGAACGGAGGAAGGGGGCGTTGCCTCCTCCGCCGTACACTGTGCAGGTGCAGGTGCAGCGGCGCAACCCCATGCGTGTGCAGGCGCAAAATGAGCTCTACTTGCAGGCGTTCAGCATGGCGGCGCAAGGCGGACAAAATTTCCCGCTCACGGCTCTATTTGAGCTATTGCAGGTTGACGGGAAGGACCGAATACTGCCTGTGCTTCGGCAGGTTGAGCAGGAACAGCAGTTGATGCAGGCAGCCTCAGCGCAGCTTGAGCAGATGGGCCAAGAGAACGAGGCGCTGAAAGAAATGGTTGGGAACCTGCAACAGGCGCTTGAGACACAAGACACCTCGACACGTGCGGGCATGTACCCGGACGAAGAAACGACAGACGAGCCGCTGCCGGACGTGGCGGCGATCTAATAACGGGAAAGAACCTCGGCCTTCGGGCGCGGGGTTTTTACATAAAAAAGCGACCATGGACGGCGTGCCGTAGCTGGCGCTTTAGGAGGATTATCATGGATCAGGAATTTAACGCGGCTGAAAACATGACGCCGGATAGCGTGCCGGCCGACGTGGCACTGGATACGGCGGGGCAAGACGAAGGGTTGGCGCTTTCGGATATTCTGAATGCGGGCAGCAGCGCGGAGGATGGGAAACCGGCTCCGCAGGGCGGAACGCAGACGGAGGACCCGAAAAGCGAAGTACAAGTGGACAAGGGATTTCAGGGCCGGGTCAACGCACTGGTGAGCCGAAAGGTTGCGGAGATTGAGGAAAAGCTGACGGCGCAATATTCAGCGCGCTTGGAGGCTTTGGAAAACCGCGCAATCGACCGGGAAGCGGACGAGTTGGTTTCTTCCGGCGAATTCAAATCCCGTGAACGCGCGGTTGAGTATTTGCGGATGAAGCGCGGGCAACCCGCGCAGGAGACGCAACCAAAGCAGCAGGACCAGAAGCCCGCACAGCCTCGCGACGACAAGGGGCGGTTTACGGCTCCCGAACCCGAGCGCGACGGGGAAGACCCGGTGCGCCAGCGAGCGGAACTGCTGATGAAACAGAACGAGCAGATCAAGGCCCAAAATGGCCTGGACGTGCTGGCCTTATACAAAGAAAACCCCAAAGTGCAAGAAAAGGTGCATAGCGGGGAGTGGGACTTCCGGGACGTTGCCCTGGCTTACTACCGAGAAACGGGCGAGCGCAGCGGCCCACCTGCCCCGGTTCGCCAGCCGAACAATGCAAATGCAATGCGTTCTTTCACCTCTATGAGCGAAAAAGAAATGGCGGCATTTGACGCGATGCTGGCGAGCGGGAAGAAATTTGATGCCAGAAGGTAAAACGGAGGGAGAAAGATGGCTGTTTTTGACAACCTGAACAAGACCACGTCCAGCGGCGTAGCTGCTGGCGTACAGGACTATTACAACGCCAAAATTCAAAAGGTGCTCAAGGAAACGCTTGTGCACAGCCGGGACGCGCAGAAGGTGCCACTGCCGGAGCATAACGGCAAGTTTGTGCGCTTTCGCAAGCCCACGAAGCTGAACCCCATCACCACGCCCCTGACCGAGGGCGTAACGCCTGCCGGGCAAACGATCACGCTGACGGACTTCCGCGCCATGGTGAAGCCGTACGGCGGGCACATTGAGCTGACGGACGAGATTAACTTTTATCTGCTTGACAACATGCAGATGATGGCTGCGGACCTGCTCGCCGAACAGGCGCGCGAATCGCTGGACGCAATTCTGCGCATGGCGTTTAACGCGGGCACGAACGTCTTCTATACGGGCGGCAAGACCGTGAGGTCTGGGCTTTCGGCGACTGAAAAGCTGGACGGGGCCACGCTGAAAAAGGTTGTGCGCTACATGGAGAAAAACAGCGTGCCCAAGTTCGGGGACGGGTTTTACCACTCCATCATCGGCCCGGAAACGAAGTTTGACCTGATGGACATTGGGCTTTTGACGGACAAGGCCAAGTACCAGAGCATGGAGAACGTTGAGAAGTACGAGGTGGGCGTACTGTACGGCATCAAGTTCTTCGAGACGCCGAAGTCGCACACGTTCTCTGCGGGCACGTACGTCGTGGATGCACTGGAAGACATTCAGATCGACGCATACAATGCGACGACGCTGGTAGCGACCGTCACAACCGATCAGGCGGCGATCACGCCCGACGTGGCGCGCAAGCTGGCCGGCCTGCTGGTGGATGTCACGAACACCCATACGACGGCTACGAACAATACGCTTGACACGCTCTGCATTGAGTATGTGGAGCCGACGAACGGAACGAGCGCGTTCATTCATTTCCGTTGGGGCTTGCCCGCCGCTTCTGCGGCTAAGGTGGCGGCGAGCGGTTACTCGTCTCAAATCGTGCCCACGGGCGGCGGGGCGGCAGGAATCAAGATCCACAGCACGCTCGTGTACGGCCAGGACGCCTTTGGCACGGTATCGCTGGGCGGCAGCGGAGACAACGTGCAGACCATCGTAAACCCGCCGGGTTCGTCCGGCGCGCTTGACCCGCTGAACCAGCGTGCGACGGTTGCGTGGAAGGTGAACGGCTTTTGCGGCGTGATTCTAGACCAGACCCGTGTATGTCGGATTGAGCACGGCGTATCGGTCTAACGACAAGACGATGGCGGGGCGCAACGCCCCGCCTTGTTCAGAAAAGGAGAAAGCGGAATGGCTGGTGTAAAAACGGAAAATGCGGTCAAGGTGGACGCGCCGGAGCCGGTTCGTCCCAAAACCGACATGGAAAAGCTAAAAGAGTGCGAGACGGTACGAGTAAGGCTCCCCCTCACGCGGGACGAAGAAGGAAAGCTTGTGCGAAATGTTGTTTCTGTGGCGGTCAACGGCGTGCACATGCAAATACTGGAAGGCGTGGAAGTGGACTTGCCTGTCCCCATGTACCTTGTGCTCAGGCAATCGGGCCAATACGATTTGTAAGGCCGGGTGATGCACCATGACCTTTCAGGAAATCAAGGAAACGGCCCTGACGCAGACCAACAACGACATTGAGGACCTTGACGAGTTCCTGCCGCACCTGGACGATTACGTGAACGAGGGGTACGACCTGCTGACAGGGGCGTACGCCGCAAAGCACGTGGGCACGGAAGCGTACCCGCGCCTGGTGGACGATGAAGATGTGCCCAAACTGCCGGAGTGGACGCACCCGGCGATTGCCAACTGGGCTACGTGGCTTCTGTACAGGAACGGTAACCCACAAAAACAGCAGCGAGGCTTGTATTTCAAGGCCGCGTTCGATGATGCCCTTTCGCGCGTGTACCTGGAGGGCGGCGAGAAGGGCAAGCGGACGCGGTTCATCAACGTGTATCCGTAACAAGGAGGGGCACTTATGCCTGTTTCAATCGGGGCGTACGAAATGGTCGTAAGCGTCCCTTCTTTTTTGGGGCTGTACCAAGATGGGGATGGCGTGGACGTAGACCCGAAATACGCTCTGGAGGCCGTGAACGTGGACACGACGGGCGGCGTTCTCCGTCCTGCCGCGCGGTGCCCTCATTTGCTTCCGGCGCTGCCCGGCGCGATTGGCACGCTGGCACGGCTGTATCGTCGCTGGGGCGCGCCTGGCGCGCAGGATGTGCTTGTCGCGGCGAGCGGCGGAGCGCTGTATTGGATGCTGCCGGGCGGCGCGGAATGGACGTCCATCGCCCCGCCGGAGGGCGTGGAAGCGTATCAATCCGACACGTGGAGCTGGGTAACATACGAGATCAACCCGGAAGGCTCGGAAGCGCCGGTGGACGTGCTTTTGCTGTCGAACGCGATTGATGGAATGATCATGGTGCGCGGGGACGACTTGAGCGCGTCCATCGTGCCGACGCCCAAGAAATTCGGGGTCATTTCCCGATACGCGGAGCGCATTTGGGGCGGCGCGATTTTGGACGACCCGGACATGTTGGTCTACTCCGCACCGTTTGACCCTTTCAACTGGGAACAAAACAGCGAGTTCCCGGAGGATGGCGCGGGCGACGTGTCACAGCCGAGTTGGGACGGAGACAGCTTCACGGCCCTTGTGGCCTTCGGATCACAACTCATCGCTATGAAGCGCAACCGCGTCTGGCGCATCTTGGGCACTGACCCAGGCCAGTACGTGTTCAAAGAGCAATATGGCGGCGGCGCGCTCTTTTGGGATACCGTGGTTCCGGTGGGTGAGCGCATTTTGATGCTTGGCCGGGGCGGGCTTTGGCAATACGACGGCTTGACGGTGCAGCCTTACTACCAGCAGTTCGCAAAAACCGTATTCGAACGCATGAACCAGAACGCCCTTTCGGGGGCGTGCGCGTGCATGTACAAGGACCGGTATTACTGTGCGCTTCCGCTGGACGGCAGCCCGCACAACAACGCGGTGTTGGTCTTGAACATGACAGAAAAGACCTGGTTGCTTCGCGACGGCATCACGGTCAAGGACTTTCTCCCGACCGATGATGCTTTGTACTTCACCAGCGCGACGGACCCGGGGCGGGTGTACCGCTGGGGTGAGGATGCAAGGGCCAATGGCGCAGCCCCCTGCCGATGGGTAAGCCCGTGGCTGACGGGCGGCCGGAAAGACGCCCGGTGTGGCGGGTGGACATGGTATTTCTCTGTTCGCGCCGATAGCCCCGTGGAGTTGGTGCTTACGGTGCGCACGGAGAAAAAGGCGAAGGCGAAGCGCTATAAAGCCGACGCGACCGCGCCGGGGGACGTGCCAAAGCAAAAGCGCCTACACATTGGCGGGAGCGGACGCAGGTTCCGGTTTGAGATCGAGAGCGCGGGCGGCGCTGCGTTTGAATTGGATGGCGGTCTGCAAATCAACGTAGAGCGGGACGAGGACTAAGGAGGCAAGCATGGCAGAAAACAATCAGAGCATGCACCAGTACGAGCCGCTTCGCGTGCCGTCAAATTGGAGCACCGACGAAAAACGGTTCGTCATGCAGCTTACGGAGATTTTCGATGATATCTATCGGCGCTTCGGGCGGCTTCGGTTTGAGGATTTCGGCAAGGCGCTCAAGCAGCGCATCACGGACACGGAGGGCAACGTAACCGAGATCGTGCAAACCACAGAGGGCATTGTCCTGGCCGTGAACAATAACCGGCTGGAGTTTACGGCAAACGGCCTGATTATCAAGAACGCGAACGGCGACGTGGTGTTCAGCCAAGATTCGGCCACGGGGAATCTGGAGTTGACAGGCGTTCTTCGGGCGCTTGGCGGCGTAATCGGCGGGTTCACCATCGGACAAACCTCGCTGCACAACGGCACAAGCATTGTCCTTGATTCCAATGGGCTTGTACGCCTTGGCGATTTGACCATCACGGACGACCCGGAGTTCGGGCCGATTGTCCGGGCGACAGGCGGCATGAAGTTCCAGGTCGGAGACGTAAGCTACCTGGTGCTCGGCGAGGGAGTGGTAAGCGCCATGTTCCCCCTGCGGGCGCTGTACGGCCTGTACATCGATCCGAACAACACGACCAGCGCCTCGCCGAACGCTCATATTGATCCCACAACCGGCCTGGTTCGCCGATCCACGAACACCTCGGGCGGCGGGTCGAGCGTATCCGCTGGCATCTCGCTCGGACAGACCAGCATCACTCTCGGCGCTTCGGTGCCCGTGTACGGCTCCGCGAACGGCGGCACCGGGCCATATACCTACGCGTTCGCCGTATCGGCAAACGGCGGTGCGTACCAGAATGTGGCTGGCAGCGGGGCGACGCGAAACTACACGCCACCCGCCACGGGAAGTTACCGCTTCCGCCTGATCGTGACTGATTCGGAGGGCAACAGCGACACGGCGGACAGCGCGTACCTGACCGTGTCGCAGCAGCAAAGCAGCCTGAACCTGGAGGTGTATGCCAACAAGAGCACGGCGACCCCTCCGGCCACGGTAACGTGGACCATGGTTGCCAGCGGCGGCAGCGGCTCGCACGGCTATTCGATGACGATCTACAAGGACGGGAGCTACTTTGACAACACCTCGTCCTACTCCATTTCTAAGCTGCTGACGCAGCCAGGCACGTACTACTGCACCGCAATCCTGACCGACCTGGTGACATTGGAGCAAAAGACAGTTACCAGCGGATATGTGGTCGTTGGCGGTGGAAGCCAGACGCAGTACGCCGTCACGACCGGCACGAAAGTGAACATGCGCAGTGGCCCCGGGACCGGATACGGCGTAGTGACGCAGATTCCCGCGAGCGGAACACAGGTGCAGATCACCGGGGCGCTGTCGAATGGCTGGTACCCGGTTTACTGGAACGGCCATTCGGGCTACATCATCGCAGATTATCTACAATTGATCTAAGGAGGGCGGGCACATGGAACACGTACAGGTAGTAGGCCGGCAGCTTGTGCCCGCCGCTTTGGATTTTGGATTGTCCTATGACGTGAATGCGAACAGCGTGCGCTTTACGGTGCCGGTACAACGGGACCCCGTGTTTGATACGGATGGCGTGGCGTATAGCGTCTATTGGATTGCGCCGAATGGGTTGACGGGAACCGACCCGCTTATCCTCACAGAGGAGGCGGGCGCGCTGACGGGCGATTGGACACCTACACCGGAAGCGTTGATGTTCAAGGGTACGCTACGAGCGGAAGTGCAGGTTATGGACGGGGAGACGCTTTTGTGGCACTCTCTCCCCGTCCGGCTGATCATTACTCAGAGCCTTGAGGACGAGGGTCTTTCGGCCGTCGTTGTGCCTAAATATAAGGAAGTTACTGTCGCGGTGGAGGCATTGCCGGAGGGCAGCGAGCCGGTTGCTACGGTTGCGCAGGATAAGGACAGCATTGACTTCCAGTTCGGCATTCCGGCGGCGAAGGGCGAGACGGGCACGGCGGCGACGTTTGAGATCGTTCAGGTGGAGACTGTGTCCCCCGGAACGCCCGCGCAGGCCGTCGAGATGCCGGGCAGCACGGCGCAAGGGCGGCTCTATAAGCTGCTTATAACCCAGGGCGAGAAAGGCGACGCGGCGACATTCGCGATTTTGGACGTCGTTACAGGTGAGCCCGGCACACAGGCGTCTATCGCGGAGGCGGAGGGCAGCACGCCGCAGAACAGGCGATACGTGCTGACGGTCCCGCGTGGCGACGTAGGCCCGCAAGGTATTCAGGGCCTCCAAGGAATTCAAGGCATTGTAGGCCCACGAGGGTTGACCGGCTTTTCCCCGATCCACTTTGGGGAGGAGTACCCCAACGACGAAGTAGCTGTACTTGTTAACCCGAACGAGAACGGCTTATACATTGAGGATTTGCCTGCCAAGGACGGGCAGACCCTTGGAAACAGGTTCGCCGAAATCAAAGGGTACCGGGACGAAACCGAAGCCGCCCGGGAAGGGGCCGAACAGGCGAAGACCGCCGCCCAACGGGCTCAAGCAGAAGCCGAAGCCGCCCGGGGCGAAGCACTGCTAGCCGCATCACAGATAGAAGACATGATCACATCCAACATATCCAACGATTACGGCGGCATTGCCGAATCGGCCGACAAAACCATAGACTGGGGGACGATTGTATGAGCATTGAGATAAAACGCCGCAGGGGCACGACCGCCCAACACGCGGCATTTATCGGCAAGGAAGCCGAACTGACGGTCGATACGGACAAGCATACCGTAGTCGTACACGACGGCGTGACGCCGGGCGGGCATCCGCTGGCGCACGCAACCGACGTGGGAACCGCCATTGACGAAGCATTGGGCGCGCTAACTGCTGCTGATGTCCCGACAAGCGATGAAAGTACGGTTCAGGAAAAGCTGGATGGGGTTGCTTCGCAATTGGCCGAAATCGCTGAAAAGGGCCTGCACGTGGTGGCGCTCTCGATCGACGAGGATGGGTATCTGGTGCAGGAGATGGCCGACGACAAGGACAACATCACGTTTGGCGTAGACGCCGACGGTTATTTGGAGGTAGAGATCAATGGCTAAAACTCGTATCGCGCGCGTACAACCCATACATCGCGGGGCGTGGTCTGCGCTTGGCGTCTATGCCGCCCTTGACATCGTTACCAGCAACGGGGCCAGCTATATGTGCGTGCAGGACAACACCGGCGCGGAGCTGACGGACGATGCGTGCTGGCGCATGCTGGCCGAGAAGGGTGATGTCGGCCCGGAGGGCCCGCAGGGTACCAAAGGCGACCCCGGCATGACAGCCGAGGAACTGGACACCGCAATCGGCACTGCCATCGAGCCAGTTGCTTCGCAATTGGCCGCA